AAAACTACAGGAGCTTGTTCTTGAACTACTGGAGCAGCTTGTTGAGCTTCTAATTCTTTTGCTAATGTTGCAGGGATTGCCATAGTTTCAAGATAGAGTTTAACCTTATCTTCATTTAACTTAGCATCTATAGCTGCAACATATGTAGCATCTTGGTCTCTTTTAAGAGCTGCATCAATAGATTTTAGCTTTATAGGATCTGTAGCTATGTCTTTAACAGCTTCACCCCCCAACACTGTAACATCAAAAACACCATCTATAAATGTTGATGTAAATAATACTGACCCTGATGTTGTAGGAAAAGTTTGAGGATTTTTTGTATTCACCTCATATTCTCCAATTTTATTTTTTTCTTGTATAGGAGCTGGAGCAACTGGTTTAGGTGCTTTGACAGGAACCTTATCATAAGGAAGAATGTCTGTACTTGTTATGTAAGCATATTTCTGCTTGTATGAATTTTTATTATCTGTTGGTTTAGTTACGTGTGTAATCAATGGTGTCTCTCCTACAGATCTTGTAGATCCATCAGGATTTTTACTAGACATTAAGAACGATTGATAATTTGCCCAGACAACTTCTTTTAAGTTCCCATCTTTATCAACTACATATTCTGTAAACTTTTTAGACACACCTTCTTTAGTAAGTGTCATGTTGTTTACACTAATGAATGCTTTTTGTAAAGCTTCTATTAATTCTTGTTTACGTTCTTCAATTTTAGAAAGAGGAAATGATTTGTTTCCTATTCTAAATTCCATTGTTGTAGTGTCAAGACTTATTTGACTAGGACTAGTTGGGTTTCCCTTTCTAAAATATAAAACATTCTTTAAAAAAGTAACATACCCATAGTTTGGTTTTCCTGCTTTAGCTGTATCAGATTTAGCAATTAAATCTTTAGCCATTGCATTTATAACAGCAAATGTATTATTTGCTTGTGTGTTTGTAAGAACTTTGTTATTTGCAAAATCTAATAAGTCACCATATTTAATTAATGTTGTACCTATAGGAAAAGATAATATCTCACCATCATGTTCTGTTTTACCTGTTGTTACAACTTCGATTAATCCATCATGTTTAGCAATTATTTGTTCTGCGTTTGGTCCAAGTATATTAGACATATGATTGTCTTCATATACACCATTAATTTTAGGTTGGTTTGGAATACCTCTTGATATAGCAAATGGATATGGTGTATAACCTGTTTGTCCAGATAGATCTTCTCTAAATATTTTATATGCTTCTAAAGCTATTTCTGCTTCTTCCTCTTGTCCTTTTCTAATTTTTGTAAATCCACCATCTGTAAATAAATTAGCAGAGGACATTGTTTGAAATACAACATTATCAAGTATATCTGCTGACTCTTCTCCTATCTTACTTAACTTCTCTCCTTTTTCATTAACAAAAAAGTTTCCTTCAGCTGTTTGTGTAATAAACACTTGAGCAATGAATCCTTTAATAGGATCAGTTTGTTCATCTGTTAATTTATCTGTTAGTTGTTTATCGTATGAAACTTGAATAAGTCCTTCTAATCCTAATTCTTTTACATTACTAGGAGTAACAATAATAACTTTTATTTTATTTCTATTCTTAAAGAATTTAAAATTATTTAAAAAGGTTCTAGCTCTTTTAACGTGTGGAATATTATTTTTATCACTTGCTGTATCTTCAGAAGGAGATGATGTAGATAAGAATACCCTACTTACATCTTTAGCTTTGCTTTCAGTACCAATAAATTCTTCTGGTGTAGAAGAAACTGATTCTACAGAACCTGCTGTAGGAAGTAGTTTATCTAATTCCCTATCAAGAATCTCTTTATCTTTACCAAGTTTTTCTTCTTCTGTCTGTAACTTTTCATATCCTTTTAATGTAGAAGGATTAATGTTTTGAATATTACCAGCTAAATCTTCTACTTTAATTGTACCATCTTCATTAAATTGTAAAATCTTAACTTTTGTAAGTTCTGAAAAATCAACATTTAAATCAGTAGCTGCTTGATCTGCTTCTAATTTTGTATCATAAAATTTAACTTCACCTGTAGGAGATGTAACTTTATATTGATCCCCAGCCTTTCTAACTTTTGCTAGTAAAGCAGTTGCCAATTGATATTCTCTACCCTCAACAGGAGTTTCTGGTATATTAACTTTGTTTACAAACTCATACTTATTAACTTCTGGTGCAGAAAGTTCTTCGTCAACTTCTTCTTCTATTTCTGACCTAAGTCTTTCTTCTTCATTAAAGTAATTGTCAAATCCTTTTTCAGAAGCTAAGTAGTCAAAAGATTTCTCAGCATCAGTTTTTCTATTGTTTAATTTGTTTATATCTTCTGAATACTCAGATAGTTTTTGAGACTTATCTAGACCAATAGTATTTGATGCAGAAAAGTCTTGACCATTCACTTCAAAGTTTAACAATGTATTAAACAATGATTGATCTTGTATATTGGAAGAAATTGATAAACTTATTTTTTCAGAAAGAGTTCTGAGCTTTTTAATTTCAGCTCTAACAGCTGCTCTTTTAGATGGATCAATTGTAGCTAAGGATTCACTTAATGCATTTGCTTTTTGTTCATACGCATCATTTAATTCTTTTAATCCTTTATCACTAGATAACATCCTTAGTAAATCATTACTTACATAAGGGTTTATATTATCTACAGAAGATTGTATATCAGATAATCTAGTATCTACATCTTGTTGAATAACTGATAGTCCTGATAAATCTTTTTTCCAATTTTCAAAAATGCTATATTTTCTCTGATCTATTCTTTCATCATCTGTTTTAGGATCTATTATTCTTTTGTAAGGATTTTTAAACATAGAGTTAATCCCTTCAACAGTATCCTTTATACTTTCTGCTTTTAATATAATATTATCAACATAGTCACCAACAGTTTGTTTATTAGATGTAGAAAAATCCATACCGAATGTTTTTTCAAACTCTTCTTTAGGAAGTTCTTTTAACATTTTTAACTGGTCAATTGTAACATCATGCATACCTATTGGAATGCGAGAGTTTACAAAATTAAACAGCATGTCAGATTTTAAATTTTTGTATTTGAAAATGTTATTAGATTTAACAGCATCTTGCATTTGTTTAGAAATTTCTAAACCTCTAGATGTATCAGCATATTTTTCAGAAAGAATTCCTGTCATACCATACTGATTCATTATATTAATTGCAGAATCTAATCTTTTATTTTTCCCTTGTCCTTTTGCTCTATCTACAAGAGACATTGCTTCTCCTGTTAATGCTGCAGTGATACCTCCAACAATCATATTCCTCAAACCTTCAGAAGTACCAAACTGTTCAGCCAGACCTTCTGTTGTAGAAGTCATTGTTTCTTTTACAAAGTCCCAAGATTCCTTATTCTTATACTTTCTTGTATAATAATCTTTTACACCTCTTTGTGCAGCATACTGCCCACCTTCTTCATATACACCCTCTGAAATAATATTTAAAGCTCTAGGTTTTACAACATCCCAAACTTTACCAGTGATTGTAGATGGTAACTTTTTTTCAAATACATCAAGACTTCCTTCTTTTAAACCTATCTTACCTGCATCTTGAAATTTAATTGCTGTAGAAGAAGTTAATCCTTTTTGAGCAGAGGTGAATGTTTTAAATAAGTTATCAAACTGAATAGCATTAGATACAGTTAGCAAAGCCATGTTAATACCAAATCTAGTATTCATAGCATCAATAGCATAATTTTCTATTTGTTGATATTCATCTCCTATTGGATCTTGTCCAAGATGTTCTAATCTATAAGCTTCTGTTAATTGTTCTTTTATTTCACTATATGATTCTCTAGATTCAATTGCAGCTTCTGTTCTTGCAGAACCATAAACAGCCATTGTATATCTAAATCCACTATTTAATTTATCTGCAGCAGCAAGCTGTCCTAATTTTGTAATATTTAATAATGTTTTTTCTGATTTACCAGCAGCTCTTGCAAGATCCAACACTTTATCAACTTTGTTTGCTCCAGTAAATAATTTATTTAAATACAAAGAAGCTCTACCAAGTTGAGCTGCAACTAATGGTATTTCTCCAATTCCTTCTGTAATAGCACCAATTGCAACATCTTGAACAATAGAACCTGCAATAGCACCCACCATAAATCCTGTATTCTTTATAATATCATTACCCCAGAAGTTAGCAGATCCATATGTAAAAGGAATAGCTACAGATAGCCCTCTTTCTTTTTCATATCTAGTTATATAGTTAGGAAAATAATCTTCATAGTTTTTTGTCCATGAATCAATAGTAGCCTCATACCCATCTTTACCTGAAAGTTCAGCAACTCCAGCAGAAAGACCATTACTTCTTAATGCAGAAATTGTATTAGGTATTGTAGCAAAAGATTGACCAAACGAACCTACTGCTAACACTCCTGCTTTTAATAATCCATTTCCTATCTGAGAAAGTCCAGATTGTTGAAGTCCATATATGTTTTCAAGATCAACACCTCTTTCATATAAAGGATAACGTTGATTAGCAAGTAATTCACTTTTAGACACCATAGAGAATGGAGAGTTAGGACTCATTGGTGCAAATCCTCCTTTAAAGTTTCTAGCTTGGTCAGCTGTAATTCCTTCATTGGATTGATTAAACTGTCCAGGAATATCAAGACCTATTCGTGTATCTATTTCTCTAGAAGCATCTGCTGTAGATCCTAATGGAGTATCTATATTACTATCATATTCTCTATTAGAAGAATTATTTAAAAGTTCATTATCAAAAATTGCCATAATTTATTTGAATAAAGTATCTACTGTTTTTGGACCTATTTGATTTAATAAAAGTTGCAATTGATAAGCATTTAAATATCCTCCTGGATTTAAAACTTCATCTTGGAAATTTTTACCATTATGATAGTAAATTCTAGCTTGAAACAAATCTGTGCTTGTATTTCCTGTGTTATCAGAATCACCCTCTATATCAAATCTAACCTTAGAAGCAATTGCTTGATTATTTAATAAAGGAACTAATGGACTAAATCCTGTATACCTAGCTGTAGATCCTTGTTTTGTATTTCCTTTATTTGTTGTTTTACCAGGACTACTTTGTACAGCAGAAACAACATCTGTCATAGGATTTAAATAAGAATACTTATTTACCCAAGTACTAAACTCTTGTGGTGTTAAAGGAATCTTTTGAACATCTGATCCAGCTGTAGCAACTAATGTTGCTCCTCCACTATTATCTTTAACATATGTAAATCCTAAATTACCTTTTTCTTTCATTTCTTCCAATTTTGAAGGACTGAAATCATCAGGTCTATCTGAATCTAATGCGCCAAACTCATTATAGTCTTTTGTTTTTGCTCCTATGATTTGATCAACAACACTCATATCCACTTTATTATCTTTATTAATTTGGATATTCATTTTTTGAAATTGAGGACTAAGATCATTAATAGTTTTAGATTCTAATATTGTTTGTTTTTCTTTTAAAGATTTAATATCTGAACTAACGTTTTTATCTATAGCTTCTAATTGATTAATTATTACTTTCTGACCTGCAGATAGTGGTAAGTTATTAGCTTTATTATATAAAGCTAACGCAATAGTATAGTTTTTTGTTCCCTTAGATTTTTCTAATATCTGATCAGTCATTTTAGAGTTTCTCTGAAAAGTATCAGGACCTGTCATAACAGTAGATGTTTTAATATACTTATTAGCCTCGTTTTGGAAATTATATAAATCTCTAGGTGAGAAAAAATTATTTCCAAGTTTTAAACCTTTTTGTTTATCTATAACTTTATCTGCTTCTTGATTAAAAACAGCTCCTGCTTTTTTAGCAGCATTGTATACACTTGATAATTTATATTGTTCATTATCTAAGTAATCTATTTGCTCTAAAAGTTTTCTCTGTCTATTGTCATTGATTGATTGTGGATTTGTTCTATACTGCATATATAATTCATTTGCAGAAGTTAGAGCAGTTTTTATTTCTGCTGGTGTTTTTGCATTAGGATCAAGAAGTGTTGCAAGTTTATTTGTTGTTTGTTTCAAATTATCACTTGCTTTATTCATATCTTCTTGTAAGTCAATCATTCCATATTTAGTAAAATCTGTTGAAATTTTTTGAGCACTTACTAATGGTTTTAATTTTTCTTCAGCTTCGTTTTCTTTTTGCTCTTTTCTTTCTTCACGAGCATCTGTTCTTACTTTTAAGGCATAATCAGCTCCCCATTCTCTTTCTCTCTGTCTTTCTTTTTGTATATCAAATTCAAATTTCTTCTGATCTAATATTGCTTGTCTTCCTGGATTATTTTTAAATTCAGTAGAAATAGTTTCATTATCAAGATCTTTTGCAAGATTTGTTAAATACTTTTGTGTATAAGTTTTATATTTAAAAGTACTAGCTTCTTCTTCTGTATCAACTTGTGAAAGCTCTTCATTCATTTGTTTATCAAATCCTCCTTCAAACACAAGAGCTTTCGCTTTATTTATATCATTTTCAAGAGCTTTCTTTTCTTCTGCAGTAAGTTTTGCTGTTGCTAATTTTACAGTGGCATCAACAATAGCTTTTTCATATATATTTTTTTTTGTATTATAAGTTGTAACGATATCGTTTTGAAAAGTTTGAGATGTAGAATTTCTATAATGATATTGTGCTGTAATGTTTAATTGTCTTTTATCATTTTCATCAAGACTATCATAAAAGTTATTTAATATTTTTTCTGCACCAATGCCTTTCACTTTTGTAGTGAGCATTGTGTAATCATACTTAGCTTGTCCTTTAGAGGGATCAGTAGAAGCCACTTCATTACCTTTAGAATCTCTAGAGTAATAAAGAGTCTTTCCAGAGTTATCTCTTATAAAAGGATTATCAACAGATTTATCAACTTCTTTTAATTTAGAATGTAAATCTCTTAATTTTTTATTTATATCTGTATAATCAACATATTGTCCATTAAAAGATTCTCCCACTTCTGCATTATCAAGATACTTAGAAACTTGATTATTAAAATACCATTCATTATCTACAGAAGATTTTCCTTCTTGTATGGCTTTCTCTTTTCTTTGTTGTTCTTTTCTAAGTTTTGCTGTAGCAGATACAGCATTTTGAATGTTTTTATCCTTACCAATTTGTGTAGCCATTCCTCCCACAGAGTTAACTAATTGATAATTTGAAAAATCTCCAGCAGCAACAGTTTTTAATCTACTTCCTAATTGATTAAGTTGTGTTTGTAAATATTGTTTGTCTGAATCTTTAACAATATCTAGTCCAGCAACATTATCTATGCTTGTTTGGATTTTTTGCACACCCTCATCATAGCGTTGCTGCTTTTCCATACCAACCTTAACCATTGCCTCTATAGGCAATTGTTGGACGTATGGATTAAACTGGGGGGTTTGATCTGTGAATGATGCCATAGTATGTTATGTTAACAAATGTAACTGAAATAATTATATCTTCCAACTACAATAACGTGATTTAGTAATTTGCTATAATTGAATTAATTATAAATTTTTGATTGCTTTAACAATTGATCCATTTCTACCTGTCTCTTTTGTTTTGGTTGCTTTTTCTGAATCTTTTTTTGTTTTATTATATTCAGCTAATTGAGAAGGAGTAGCATTGTCAATCATTGCTTGAATATCAAGTAGAGGATTCATATTAACTGCTCTACCTTTATTATCATATCTGTAGTTGTATAAGTTTTCGTATGTACCTAATGTTTTATTCTCAAGTTTGTTCTTAAGTATTTTATCAGACATAGAACTTAATGCAGCTTGTGTTACAGCTTTGGTATTACTTTTAGCTTGAGCTTGTCTTCCATACTGTGTATCAAAGATTCCTAAGTTCTTAAGTTGAGCATCATTTAATGTATTAATGTTTTGATTATAAACTTGATCTTTCCTACCTTGATTTTGTCTAAACTGTTCACCAAGTACTTTTTCATTAGCCATATATTTTTGAGCTGCTAATGCTGACATAGCTGCTGGACTATATCCAACCTTTTGTGCTAAAGCATTAAAATCAGCTTGATTAGCATTCAGTTGATCTTGTAAAGAAATATCTGAAACTGATTGTAACTGTGGTTGATATCTTTGTGCACTTACAGGTTCTAATTGATTCTGAGATAGAGCATAGTATTCACCTAACAATTGATCATCACTAAGCCTTGCTTCATTAGATGGTCTTAGATATGGAATAAGTGAATTAGCTGCTTGCATCCAAGGAAACTTTTCTTTTTCTTTTGGTGTACCAGTTTCTGAATAATGTTTATCTATAGCTGCACGCATTTTAGCTTGTTCTTCTTTACTGATTGGTGCAAACTCTTGTAGTTTTGTTTTTAGAAGATCTTTAGGTAAACCTTTTTGTTGTATGTTAATAGCTGATGGTGTTGTTCTATCTACTTTTTTAAGAGCTTGTGGTTGACTACCACCACCTGTTGTTCTTACACTTGATGTTCCCATTCCTGTAGATTGTCTAGCTCCACCAACTCCTACTTGAGCAGCACTAGCAGCAATAGCAGGATGAAATCCAGGTGTGTATGGTGCAGGTGCTTCTTCATAATCTGTTGCTCTATAAGGATTATAAATAGTACCATAATCATGTCTATTAACTTGATTAACTGGTTCAAATGCTTTTTTTATTCCTACTTGAGCTTTCTCAATATCTGCACCATATCTAGCTTTAGCTTCTTTAGAATTATCTTTTACAAATTTACCTTGAGCAAGATGTTCAGCAACTGCTCCATATTCTTCAGCTGTATCATTAATAGCAGATTGTACAGCAGCAGCATTTTGTTTCTTACCAGCTATATCTTTAAGTTTCATATTGGCACCCATAATGTTTGCATGTAATGAATCTAATTTCATTTTATCAAATGAATTCTTAGGATCTAAATCAAGCACACCGTTTGTAGACTTTTCAATAATCTTATTTTGTCTTGCTTCTATTTTAGAAAGATCATTAATATAGTTCTTGAACTTCTTACCCTTAGCTTTAGGATCTCCAATTTCAGATAGGAATTGATTAGGTATTTGTAAGTTACCAAATACAACTAAGTTATCTTCTCCTGTACCACCATCTTTTAATTTAGTAGCAGGTTCACCACCTTCAACCTCTACATTAGGTACAATAGGTGCTTCTGGATTTCTTTTTCCATAAGTAATAGGCATTCCACCATTAGCATGTGAAGGTCCTCTAAACATTATAGTTTCTCCACCATCAGGTAAGTAAGGATTAGTAGAGATTTGTTCTGCTTCTCCTTTATGTACTTGTAGTTCCCCACCCATAGCATAAGTTTGCATAGCTTCTTCACTAGGAGGTGTGTAACTTCTTAGGTTTCCACCAGCTCTTAATGAGTTCATCCCTTCATGTGCAAAGTTATATACATCTTCTGGAGAATGATCACCAAACTTAGCTATCACTTGTGGAGTCCAGTCATTACTTACGTAACCACCATCTTCCATTACACTACCATAACTCTGTTGCAATCCTTGACCAAACTGTTGACCAACTATATTAGTTCTGTTTTTATCTGATATCTTGTTAGCAGCATCTATTCGTTTACCACTCTTATCAAACAATCCACCAACAGCACTTCCTAATGCACCACCAATCATTCCTCCAACAGGACCAAAGAAAGCTGTACCTGCAGCAGCACCAATACCTTTACCAATTTGATTACCAGCACTTGGACCTCTAGCAGCATGTGTATTAGCTGCAGTTAATTTACTTAACATATCAGCTCCACCCTCATTCATGAAGTTACCAAACTTACCTTGACCTATATCTCCTCCAAGTTGATATTGTTTTAATTGATCAGAATCACTTAATGGTTCATAACCAAGATCATCATAAAGATCATCAGGTGCATATGTATTTTGTATTTCAGTTGGATTACCTCCCACTGGTCCACCATCTTGTAACTCAAGACCATTTCTACCAAGTACATTTGTACCTACACCATAAGGAGATGATACTTGTCCTGGTTGAACTAATGCATCTTCTGGTCTAGCATACTGTCTTATAGTAGGTACATCTCTTGTATTAGCAGCTTGTGCCTGTACACCAGAAACATCAGCATCTATTCTAGCTTGTTTAACAGCAGCCTTTTGTCCTTTGATCATACCAATACCACTAATGATATCCATAGCAGGTTGTATATATCCAGCAGCACCTCCTAATCCACCAGCTATACCTTTAGCAGCACCAGCTGCACCAGTAGCAGCAGGGGCAGTAATACCTCCTGATGCTTGAGGCATTTCATAATTTGGATCCATAGTGGGATTACCAAAATCAGTTAGTTGTGTCAACTGTTCATTAACCATTGATGCACCCATAGCAGCTTTCTTCAAAGCCTTACCATGAACTTTCATAAATGCTGCTTCACTAGGAAACTTCTTGTAAAATGCTTTTTCAGATTTTACTCCTGCTAGTTTTAATATTTGATCTTTCATAATATTTTTTAGTTGTATTTATTTAACCAACCACCATCTTCCATTGCTGATAATTTTTTAGAATACACATTTGTATGTGCTCTACTTTTATTCTTCCATATATCAGGAGTAATTTCCCAACTTTTAATAGGTTGTAGTATTTGTTCACCAGGAGTTCCTAAATGTAAATAATGAGCATATTTATTTTCATCCCAAGGTTCATAATTTTTAGAATAATTTTTTAAGAAACTATCTGTATTTTTTACATACATATCCTTTTTTTGTTGTTCTAATGCTCTTAATTTATCTCTAATAGCTTCAGCAGCTTCACCACCTGTTCTATCAAGTTGTTCTGATAAATGTTTCATCTCTCCTTCCAACATTAAGTTTTCTTTTGTTAAATAAGACTCACCAAATTTTTGTTGAAATTCTGAGTTATTTTCTAAGTTAGTATCTTTAATAAATTTTTCTACATTTTCATTATGTTTAAAAAATGGATTAGCATTCTTATTTAAGAAATCTGTCTTAAGTATTTTTTGCTTTTCTGCTTCATTTAAAATTCTAGAAACTTCTTCTTTTTTTGTATTTAGTGTATTGTTATAATTTTGTTCACTTATATCATCCCAATAATCTGTATTACCATAATTAGCTTTATTTCTCCAAAAATATTTATCTCCTTCTTTTTTCATTTGCATCCATCCATCATCATATGATTTACTTTCTTCAATATCTTTTAAAATATTTTTATTATGTTCAATTGCTGCATTTGAATAAATATCATCAGGTAAAAATTCTTCATTATATTTTGGACTATTTTGAGTAATCCAATCCTTTCTATCTAATGAAGAAAAGTCTGTAGGTTTTTTAACTTTAGTTATATATCCTTGACCATATGTATATCCTTCAGCAGTAGGAATAGAATTAGATGTATAAATAGCATCCATTCCTTTTTTAAAAACATCTTGATTTAAACTTGCTCTACCATATCCTGTTTGTATAGGAACATGTGTTGCCATATATTCTGCAGCTGCTTTAGGATTATTTTGCCAATCAATACCTTTACCTTCAAGGTGTCTTAATATTTCAGGATTTCTTGTTGCAAGTTCATCCCAATTTGTACTCACACCTCTAACAAAAGTATTATGTCTATCCATCATACCTCTAACAGTTCTATTAGTTAGTTCATCAGATTGAGCAATTCTTTCTAAGTTTTCTGGTAACTCATATCCATATTGTTTTGCCCAATCTTTTGCATGAGTTAAGTCTTCTAAATTTTTAGATATATTTTTAGTATTAATCTTTTGCCCAATACTTTTTGGTAGATTTTCAATACCAGCTAAAGGATTAAATAAATTGTTTGCAAACTGCCCTGTACTTTTTGCTCCTATACCAGCTAATGCTCCTGTCGCTAATGGTGTTAATACTGATAATGCAGCTTGACCATAATTGCCTTCTTGTACATCTAGTGGAACTCTTCCTAATCTAGAAGCCATATTACCAACCATTACACCTGGATTAACATACTCATCAATAAAACTATCTGGATCATTAGGAAACAATCTAAGTTTATCTGCAATAGCTCCTGTTTCTTCAGCTAACTGTTTTGTAGAAAATGGTTTCTTTTTTGCTGTAGCACTTGTAGCTATAGCTTGTTTTCTTCTAGCTAGTTCTTCAGCATCTTTTCTTGCTTTTAATTTCTTAGCTTCAGCTTCAGACATTACTTCTTGTCTTACCACCTTTGTAGCATCTTGTTTGATGCCAGGATTCATTAATGATTTAAAATCTAAATCTTTTCCTGTTTGAGCTTTAGGAATATCATACTTACTTAACCAACCACCATCTTCCATCTTACGATTACTACCTCTCATTTTTGTTTGAAGAGCATCTTTACTATATTCATCCCAAACTTCTTTAGGTTTTCTTTTTTTACTTGAAGGGTCTGGTATAAAACTTTCATTAAGGTTTTGTATTGAATCATAAATACTTTTATCTGAAGATGTGTCAACTTTACTTGCCCATTCAGGATTAGTTTTTATAAACTCTCTCACTTCATTAGGATAAAAGTTTTTCCACCCTGAATGTGCTCCACTATCATACCCAGCAATTTGAGCTTTCTCTTCTGGTAATGAAATAGTTTGTTGTACCTGTGGTGAATCTAAATAAGTTATTCCTCTTGGTGTAACATTTATTGGTTGAATATCTTGTCCTCTATTATAAGCTACTTCTGGTGGTAATGGCTTATACATCACTTGTTGATTAGGTTTTTTTGCTCTATAAAGATATTGATTACCTGCTTCAGTATAATAATTTATTCTTGAATCATTTTTATCATTTAGATATATAGGAGGATGAATTTTTTTATATTGATCTTCTGTTTTGTATGTATTTTTAACAGGTAAATTTTGTTCAGTTGTATTAGGTTTTAATATTACTTGTTGTTGTGGTTTTTTATAAATAGGAGTATTTATACTTGATCCTAATCCAAACAAACTATCATATTCAATTTTTTTGTATGCTGGTTGTGGTTCTTTTTTATTTAATTTTTTTAAAGAATTAAAAGATTTTTCTCCTTTTTTCGATAAAGGATATTCATTATTTTTTCTAGGTTCTCCTGTTTCAAATCTACTTTCTAAAAAATCAATAGCTTTTCCAGAACTTTTCATTTTTTTTAAAAGATTTAAATCATTAACAGATTCATTATGTAAAGAAAGACTATCTTGATAAGCTTTATATCTAGGATCATTTTTATCAGTAACATATATAGGTTTTGATTTGCCTCCATCTTTCATCATAGGATACTCTGTAACAGACTTTCCATCATAAGTGTAATCTTCACCAGGTTGCATCATTTGCGTGTCTCCTGTGTCAGATATACCAAGCACAGGATAATCTACCCCTTGCATTGTAATCTCATTAGAGTTAATCTTAGTTATCTCTCCTGGATGATCCCATTGTCCTCTATCATCTTCTATAACAGAACCATCTCTACTTATACTCTTTGGTTTCCAATCAAGACCATTCTGATAGAATTGCATTTCTTTGCCATTCTGAAGTTTAGGAACATACTTAAAAAACTTACCAGTACTATCTAAAGTATTTTTACTTTTAAACTCTGCTCCCTCTGGACTATTATACCAATCAAGTTCTAATTTTATAGTAGGGTGTCCCTTTGCTTTAAGGAATTGTCCTGTTTGATTATCTACAGTAGGTAAATGACCAGTTTCATCAGGGTTGTATCCTAATTCCCAAGCTCTTTTAAGATTATAGTCTGGAGTTTCGTTTAACTTATATTTTTTCTTCCATTGATCATAAGATACTTCCTTACCATTCTGTGCAATTACACCACCATCTTCATACACCTTAGACATTTTATCATAAATCTTTTTGAATGCCTTGTCATAACGTCCATCTTTACCACCTGTATATTCTTGATATTTTTTTACAGGATCTAGATTATCAAATGATTTATAAAAATTATATACAGCCTCTGCTCCAGCTCCTATTGAATTATCAAAATCTTTAGGTAAATATTTACCAAAAGCTTCTGGATCAGGATTTATTTCAAACATACCTTGACTACCAGCAATTGCATATGGTGCAAGAGTTTGTAGTTTTGAACTTTTAGAACGACCACCTTTAGTTTCTTTTTCTGCTACTGATGATATAAAATCAATTGCATCTTTACTAGCTTTAATTCCACGACTATAAAGTGCATCAGTTATAGTAGATTTAGTATTTGTATATACTTTATTTGTTCCTCTACCAGACTTTCTTTTTTGATCAGGATGTAAAAGTTCATCATTCTCTTCTGGTAATACATACACACTACTTCCTTTTCCTAATGTATCAAAACAAACAGTTTCACCATTAACATTAATACAACCATTACTTAAGTTTCTATCTGCATTATTATCAGCCAGAGCTTTTACACGATTATCTCTAAGTGTACCATGAATAGCTTTACTAGATGGAACACCATATTCACTAGCTAATGTAAATAGTTTTTGCTGTTCTCCATAATCTTGTAAACGAATATTTTCAATATCCTCTTCTCTTTGTGGACGAAACACTTTATTAAATAATGATCCTAGTTTATCAGGATTCTTTGCAGTATTTTCTCTTAGACTAGTAATATTAAAAATTCCTGCAGGAGTAGTTTGACTCTCTGTATCTTTTAAATATTTAAAATAATCTTCATGAGAGTCAGTATCTTTATTTTCAAAATACTCTCTCATTGATAATGCATTCTCTGAATCTACATTTGAAGCACCAGTGATAACATTTTCTTTACTAATTAATTCTCCTGAAGGATTGTAGTAATGGATTATATTATTTTTCTTATCAACGATAGAGTAATTCTGTTTAGGTTTAGTTTTTTGAATAATATCTCTTTGTGCTTCAACTCTTTTTGATACAGGTGTAACTACTACTTCATTTAATGCAATTGGTTTGTTTAAATCAACTGGTTTTTGAACAGTACCATCCTGTGCAGAAGCTTTTGTCTTCTTTGCATAAGGACCATTACTAGGAATACCTTTTGTTCTTGCATATGTAAATCCTACAGAACCTGGAAGTGTTCCACCATGTTCAAACTGTCCACCCCATGCAGGAGAATAGTTTCTACCTATTATATCATAACCTGCTCCTACATAATCAGGACCTTCAGTTGCTGAAGCATCATTGTAGTTCTCTTGTACAGGACCACCATCGTTATATTTACTAAGCCACCCACCATCTTTCATAGTATTATCCTTTCCACAGATGTGACATACGTTCATATCCTTCTTACTAGAGCTTGCTTTGCTCCAAGAATGTCCACACGTACAGGTTACTTTACTGCTCATTATTTGTAGGAGATTTGTGCTGGTGTTATAATAAATTGAGAAACTAAATGTGCATCATTTCTATTATCAAGAATATGTCTCACCTTTAAATCCTTTGCTCTTAATGGTTCTTTCTTGAAAGATCTCAAACCATAATCCATATTTGCTTGGTTAACAACCTTGTCTATAGAAAGAGACTCACAGGTTCTTACAAACAAAGGTATGGATTTATCTTTAACTAAAGACCAAAAAGTATTATATTGATAAAAATTATCTGATTTAGTATAAGTAATCGTCTTAGAGTTTGTATTAAATATTGGATAGGCTATGTATGCACTTAAATTATGCAGTGGTTTAGGAACCAATTCAAGGATTCCAGAACTCTGTTGCCCATTGTAAACCACAGCTTTATTAAACCATCTGTCATTGGTTTCAATTTTATCACATTCATCAGAAACAAAATCTATATCTTGAGAATATTTATATGCTTTAGTGTAATCTTTTACGTTCTGTAATATCTCATCTTGGAATTGATAAGCAAAAGGATACTCTATTATGTATGGTTCTATGTTATTATAGAAGTAATTATATAATACAGGATTCTTTAAGTGTGTCCATAGACATGCATTCCTTGATGGGGTGTATGTAGCAGTGGCTATTTCACTAGATAAAACATCAATGGTTGTTAAAGCTAATAAAAATGATTTTATAGTTTTACACTTACCAGTTGAAGCAATAGTTATAGCACTAACAATATCGCTTACAATATAAGACACTCCAGCAATAAGTTCATTTCTAGATACATCAGTGGCAATAACATCACCGAATTGATCAGTGATGTTAAAGGGTCCACTTCTTAAAGAAGATTTTGTTAATTTTATAAATATTGTTCTTGACATTTTATTTTATATTAAATACAGTTTGCAAATCCAGAACATCCACCTGGTGTTATATGGGTGATTTCGACTGTAACTTTTGTTCCACCAACATAGAAATATTCACCATCATAATATGTAATAGCTGTAGCTCCATCTATTGAAACCTCTATACCACGAGTGTTAGGTGTTCCTGATGGATTATTATTTGCACGATATGTCCATCCAATAACATCAGAACATGGACCAGTGTATTCTCCTACAGCATATTTTACACCTGATGAACTAGCAGGATATGCAACAGTTGAACTAATATCATTTAAACTTCCTAACGTAACACTACATAAAGTTGAAGGATCATATAGATCAACTCTAACTTCACCAACTGCAATCGCAAGTCCTAGAGGTGCACCTAAGTTATATCTAAAATATGATATAGAAGATGAGCCACCAGTAGTTCCTTCAACACTATAACTTTCAAATCTTAGCACTGTTGGTGCAGCTGTAGTTGTAGTGGTAGTTGTTGGTGTTAAAGTGGTTGTTGTTGTAGTTGTTACCACTGGTGGTGAATACAACACTACGTTTGATGGACTAGATACAAGTGATCCTACACAAGTTTGTATAATTCTAAAGTATGTTGGAACACTTGGACCTGCTGCTGCAAGATATGCTGATGAGCATATTTGAGTTGAGTTAGTCCATGTAATGTTATCAGTTGAGGATTGTAAGTTAAGTGAACTACAACCTGCACAACTTCCATTAGGTAGTGTAAAGAAAATACGAAGATTTAAACTTACTAATTCAATACTTGTTAATACAGGAGCACAGCAAGAACCTGGCGCAAGAGTTGTGGTAGTACTTGTTGTAAGTAATGTAGTGGTTGTAGTTGTTGTACCACCTAATATTAATAGGTCAATACTATTAGTACAATCACCAACTGATGTTACTCTTATAATACCACTTCCATCAGGAACAACTGTGGATGTATAACCAGCTACTAAATCATCTTTTGGTATTCCTGTTGCAAACTGTGTATACACTAACCCATTTGGACTTGCAAAAAGATTAAATGGACCTGTGTTTACTCCAGCAGTTGTTAAGGTTATTAATACAATCATTTTATAAATATTTTAAATTAAGTACAAGTTACAGGAATATCAGAGTTAGTAAGATTACATTCACTTTCTAAATAATGTAAGAATCTAATTTCAACTATATCTGAACCAATAGTAACAAGCTGTCCATGATAATATGTATTAGTAGGACCTGCCCCTACTTGAATTGTTATACCACCTACTGCACCAACACTATCACTTACTGTACGGAACTTTAATGGAGTAGCTAGTAATTGAGCACAAGTTAAAGGATTAGTAGTTTGTAAAACATCTACACCAGTTGAACCAGCGTTAAGTATACCAGTTCCACAAGTAACATATGTTTGGAAATTATTAGTAATACAATTACTTGTACCATTATAATAATTTACTCTAGCATTACCAATTGTAATAGTAGTTGATATTGGTGGATACATGTTAAATCCAAATCTTGATGTAGTTACTGAACCACTACCAGTAACACTATAATTATAAAAATATAACACTGATGTTGCAGCATTAGTAGTGGTGGTAGTTGTTGTTACTATTGGAGCCACAGTGGTAGTTGTAGTAGTTGTAGTTCCAGTTGGTACAAACGTTAATACATTTGATGGATTAGAATATACTGGACCTGGACAAACTTGAACAAGTCTATAATAAACTGTAGCACCAGGATTTGACATAGTTCTAGGAGATGTACAACTTCCTGTAGATCCTACATTCCAATTAATACCATCAGATGAACTTTGTATTGTAAGTGCATTACAAGTTGCGCAAGGTGTACTACCTAATGTAAATCCAAATAAAACATTACTACTATTGGCAGGATCTTCAACAACTGTTACAAATGTAGGAGCACAACAAGAACCAGGTGCAAGTGTAGTTGTTGATGTAGTGGTTGTTGTTATGTTAGATGTAGTTGTTGAACTAGTTGTACTAGTTGTACTACTTGCTACTATTAAGTCAATGCTGTTAGTACATACACTATTTGATGTTACTCTTACCACACCAGTGCCATCAGGAACTGTTGCTGTATATCCTGCTATCAAAGTAGTTCTTAATACTCCTGATGTAATCAATGTAAATATTAATCCATCAGGACTTGAATATAAACTGAATGGTCCTGTGTCAATACCTGCAGCACTTAATGTTATTAGTACGGTCATTATATTTTAGTTTTAAATTTATTATTCTGGTGATGGTTGAAATGCTTCTGTTGTTACTCTACAGTATATATTACCATTCCATAGTTCACTTGGTGGTTTATTATAACTAGCATACTTAGTTTCATTACCAGAGTTAGTTATTGGGGCATTATTAAAGTATGAATATATTGCAGGATCATAATCTGGATCATAAGAAATATCTAATCCTAATTCTGAACCATTATATACTACATAGTATGCAAATAATTCAGTTTCAATAAGTATTGTGTCATTTGCATTAAAGCTAAATGAATCAGATTGAGATGTAAAATATCCAGTTAGATTTAATCTAACTACACCATTTTGAGTTATTTTAAATACTGCTTGTGGAGCATCATTTGGTCCATTAAAATAATCCCAATTAAATGTATATTGATTTACTAATGTTATATCAATAAAATTAGTACATAACGCACTGGTAGATTTTACTCTTACTATTGTTGTTCCATCAGGTGCTGTTGTTCCATATCCTGATTGTAATGTATCTCTAATCACTCCTGTCTCAAATGGAGTGATATAACCATCTACATTTGAATATAGACTAAAAGGTCCTGTATCGGTTCCTGCTGATGTTAAAAGTAATGTTATAGATATCATAATAGTTTATTATTAGTTGTTAATAGTTCCTTGTCCTGTTAACTCACACTGTGGTATATATACTGTAGTTGTTGTAGTTGTTGTAGGTGCTAATGTAGTTGTGGTTGTTGTTGTTGGTGGTGGATATGTTACAACATTTGATGGATCTGAACTACCTACTGAACAATTTTGTATTAATCTATAATAAGTTGGAACACCAGGAATTGGTGTAGACCTAGGTGATGTACAACCTGCTGTTGAACCAGTCCACATAATATTATCAGTTGATGTTTGTAATGTGGTTGATACACATTCAGCACATGTTCCTGTACCTACAGTAAATGCAATATCAAGATTACTACCATTTACAGTAACTGACGTTATTGTAGGTGGACAACATGCTCCAGGAGCAAGGGTTGTAGTAGTGCTAGTAGTTGGTATTGTTGTAGTTGTTGTAGTTATTATAGGTGCAGCAGTAGTGGTGGTAGTTGTTGTTATAACACCATTAGTAGTTGTTGTAGTGGTTGTTGGTACAATAACATCAGTTGTAGTGGTGGTTGTTGTTGGTGGTGATAGTGTTGTTGTTGTTGTTGTAATAGCATTTGTTGTAGTGGTGGTAGTTGTGGCTGGTGTATTGTTAACCGCAGTTCCTGCCAATGTACATATTATCACAGTAGTAGTAGTTGTGGTAGTTACTGGTGCTAATGTTGTAGTGGTAGTTGTAGTAATTAAATTTGCATTACCACCTAATCCACAAACCAATGGAACCTCAACAGCTGTACCAGCTAATGTACAATCTACAACTCTAGCAACAATAGCTTCTATGTCACTACAGCAATCATTCAATCCTGAATAGAAGAAGTTATTTTCTGCTATATACCAATTAGGAATATAACTATGAAAAGAAACCCAACTCTTTGTATTCATATTAAATGTAAGAGTCCAAGACTTATTACAGAAATAATCAAAATCAGTTAAGTAAACTTCTGTTCTAATCTCTTGTCCTGTTGAAAGAGTAGTTATAAGATAGAATGTTTTAGTTGCAGCATCATATTTTACATTCTTGTTCTTAGGAATGTAATCAAGTTTTGTTATTATAACTCTTTCATACTTGCTATCAAATGTACCATGTAGTCCACAACCTGTAAAATGATTATCTGTATCTACCTCTGGAAAATATTTTTGTATTTCAAAGGCTAGATGTTCGGTAAAAAACCGATTAAGTCCTGATCCTATAGCAGAAAGATCTTGTGCTTGATTACCAGCAATAAGAAAAACTTGTCCTCTCTTAGCATCAATTGTTATTTGTCCTTGTGGAATCTTTAACAACATTTTGTTTTGAGTACCTACATAACCAAGATCTGTTTCAGCAAAGTCAATTGGGGGAGATGATCTAAATAAAGAATCATTACCCATATATGCTGCTTGAGGATTACTTGTATCAATTGTAAGCATTGTATTATATAACAATGACTTGTTCTCAAATCTTGCTAAGATAGCTTTATTCTGTATACCATCTAATGATATTAACTTACCATAGTTTTGTGGAAAATCAAAAGTTGCAAGAGCTGTGTATGTTAACCAGTTATTCACTCTAATATCAGGATTAGCATTTGCTGTTTCTGAATATATAGTTCTAAATGGAAAATATGTATAACATACATCAGGTTTCCAATCTATTGGTAAATGACTAAAGAAGTTTTCTTTATTCTGTTTAGAGAATGTTACATTATAATAATATGTATTGTCTTGTGCAATTGTTACATTACTTTCTTGAACCCAATCATCAGGAATGTTTGTACTAACGTGAGGCCAGAAGTCTCCTTCTTTATTATTAAATGCTTGACGTAAGTCTATGTTATATCCACTCTCACAATAGAAATATGGTATACCGTATGCAAATTGATACATCTTACCATCATAGAAAGTTCTACCTGGTGCTTTTGTATCTGTTAGTGCTCCTTGACTATTAGGACAATCTAAGTTATGTGCTTTAACTGATATAAAATTATTAAGAGTTGTTGACCCCACTGTAACATTACTTAACTCAGATCTAGAAGACCACCAATATTGTGGATAGGCAACATTACCTATTTCATCATAATATATATCAGAATCATCAGGAGCACCAACTCTATTGTCAATAAAGAAAGGAAGTTTTGTTTTAAGTGCGAACTTACCAATGAAGGTATCCCCACCAAATACTGTATCATACAACGGTTGTGTTAATGGTGTAATATCTCTTTGAAATCCTGTATCAATAGTATTATACGAATATATCTGTCCCCATTGATTAATGAAGATATTCTTTAATGATGCATAGTATGAAATTACATTTATATCAATTAATTTACCAGGATTATTACAATCTGCTCTAGAGCTAGAGTTTACAAATCTAGAGTTGTCAGTTACAATTGGTGATCCACTTGGATTTATTGAAAGAGTATTTTCTGGAAATGGTAAAGTTGGTACCATCCCAATAACATTAATTGAATTTTGACCATTGTCAATAATACTGTAATATGGACCTCCTGATATTATTATTGGAGTAGTTAATGAATTTACATATAAAGTGACACCTGCTGGAATAGTTATTAGTTCAGAAAGTGTTGTGTAAATATTTGTAAATTGAAATGTTTGATATAAAGAAACATCATTATTAGTAACTTTATATGTATTATAAGGTCTTGCTATATTTCTTACTTCATCAGTTGTTTTTAAGTACACTGAAGACTCTCTCTGCCAGTTGTTGATATTATTATTATCACCAACAGATTGTACGCCAGGGATAAGATATTGAGCTATATCAAGAGGTCTTTGTTTTATACCTGCTCCATTAATTACATCACTAGTATAATCATAACTAGCAATAGAGTTAAATGACCAACTATAATTACGTCTAGTAATACCATTAATGTAAATAGTAAGGTATGCTTGATATGCTGCATAAAATGAACTAGCATTAAAACTACTTACACCACCTGCTATATTGAAAGAACTATTAACAGCATCTGTTTGCGCTTCTCTACTAATTAATCTATTTAGTGCATTCTTTCTAACTTGTACAAAATGTGCTTTACCAGCACCAAATATTACATTCTCTAACTTAAGAACATCTCCTAAGAACGGTTGTCCAAAAGAAGTTTCTGGAGAATTAAATACTTGTCTATATCTTAAATTAGCATCATTGGTAAATGAATTTAAAGGTTGCGGGTTACATATATCATATCCTATTCTTTCTACTTCTGCTATAGAAAAAATAGTACCATTAACAACCTCAGGTGGAGTTAATGATAATATAATCATAGTACCATATACAATCGGAAGGTCATAAGTTTCAGGTGGAAACTTACAAATATAATTATTTGGATTACCATTTGCACACTCAGTACAAGTATCTCCTGGTGCTATTGTATAGGTACGTATAATATAACCATTAAATTTTAAAGGAGCTGGGGGTGTAAATCTTACTGTAGAATACTGTATACCAGTAACTTTGTATTTTATATAAGTGTTTGATATTATACACGCTTTACCTTTTGTTATAACTGGTGCAAGATCTGTTGTACATACACTTAATACTGCACCAAGAGTTGTTGATGTAATTGTTGCTATTAAACCTGTTGTACAATCTGTATATTCTGCAATAAAAGATTTAGTAACTGAATCTAGAGTTTGAACTGTAAGTGTAAAATTTCTACAAGTAGTATTTCCATCCACTTTACCAGTGTAAGCATTACTCTTATTTAATAAGAATGGATCTGCTTTTATATCATTATATGGATAGTTAGGATAGTAATAATCTGTACCTTCTCTATTATAAGCACCAACATTTCTAAGAATACCTTTAGCAACAATAGATCTATTTGTAGATCTATCACCTCTTACAATTTTAAATCCTGCAATAGCATTTTTTTCAGCTTGTGTAAGATTTGAATCTGCTATTAGTTTAGAAACTTGAGAAACATCTAATTTAACTCCAATAGGAAATAAAGCATCTTTCTGCATAACCATTGCTGATGCAGATGTAAATAATGCTGATTCAACTATAGGAGAAACTAATACATCAGGAAATTTATGATGTCTAATAGGTTGGTTAGAAAGATCTCCCCAAACTAATTCATTACATGGATAGGTATCTGTTGATTCCCAATAAGCAAATTCACCATATTGATAAGGTCCTTTATAATCTGTTGTTGGTAAATAACCAGAAGAAAATCCTTCTACTGTTGCAGTGTTATATATTTTCCAATATGGACTTGTTCCTATACCACTAGTAAGAATTTCAGTGGGTTCACCTATAAAATCAGGACTAGTAGATAATACAGTAAGTGTATCATCAACATTGTGAACTCTTCCTGGAATATGAAATCCATCAGTTTGTTTACCATTGGCTAATAAAAATACTATTTCGAACGCATAAACCTCATCACGCATGTAACCTCTAAGGTTAGTTGCGTTTAATTCATCAGCATAAGTTTCTGTATTAGGTATTCTATATGTTTCCCAATTAAGAACTATTTGATTGGCAATTTGTTGATAGTTAACTTTATCAATAGATGTAAGACCATCCCATACTAATATATCTTGTACAGATGTTATATCATCAGCAACCTCATAGTAAGGAAACTTCTCAAATATATCATTCTGTGTAAGTCTTATTTGTGTAACATTCTGACCACTATATGTAATAACATTTGTATCACTATCAATAAAGTAGGTACCAACTAATTCAACAGAAGGTATTGCATTGATTGTTTTTATTACAGCAAGATTGTAATATTGAAACTGACCAGTCATATCTAGATTAGATATTGTAAGCTCTACTGACTTACCAACTTCATAGTTAAAGTTTGGTGTAGTGAGGGCTGGATCAGCAATAGGGGTGGGATTTGTTACTGAGTAATAAGATGTATATCCATTACCAACAGCATCTGAGTATTGAATACTAAATTGTATAGTACCTGCAATATTACTTCCTCCAGTGATAACATTTGTTACTTCTAATTGAGGAATAGTAAAGTTTGGTTGAATAGATAATTGATTACAATCTAAATCAGTAGTGTATGTAAGAGCACATGGTTCTGATGTGTAGGCTTGTGTGTATGGAATATTATCTATATCTAGATATCTTCTAGGATTATATCCATCAGTCCAATAAATTTCCGTTGTACAATTTGTTATCTTATGTACAGCTTTGTGTATAGGATTATTGATATTGAAGTTAAGACAATCTGCATTAACTAATGTATGATAGATACAATCGTTGTTGTCCATATATCCAATCTCAGATCCACCTACTTCAGGAGAAGCTAAAAAGAATATGTGTTTATTTTTTTCGTAAATAGAATGCTCACCAATTAATTGGTATCCAGCAGGAAAATCCAGACAATGTTCGTTGCCTGGTTCATTTTGGTAATTGATTGAATTACCATCAAAGTTTTCTACAGAAGCATTAAGAGCATAGCTAAGGGAACCTTTCTCAATTTGATTAACAGTGTTGTCTAAATTTAAGCCTGTTGTTCCAAGATTATATTCCTGTTTAACATTGCCCTGATTAGTTGTTTCTTCTCCTGCCATATCTGTTGTTGCTATTTGGTAGTTCGTACATGTTGAACCTATTCAGATCATTCTTTATTTTTCTCTGTTTGGTCCAAGCATCTTGTTTCTTAATTTCTATATCTGCCATGATAAATGCTTCATCATGTAATTGCTTATAGTAAACTAACTTCTGTTGTATTTGATTAAATGTTTCATCATTGATTTGATTAGACAATGTTTCAAATATTTTATATTTAAGGAATGCTTCAAGAAATTCTCTTATACGATAGTTATCAGGAATTAATTGATTACCACCATTATCATATTCTGTAGCATAGAATAATAAATGTACAACACCATTTCTGAAGTTGGTTACAAACTTATTATCTCTAATATCAAATGAATCTATAGCACTAGATCCTGGTGTAAAGTTATGTGTATATGAGGCATCACAATTCTTTGTAGCTGATATATTTCCTGGTTGTAATAAGTATTCTTGTTTATAAGATCTTGCTACTTGTTGATTAGTTTTATATACAGCTTGAATTAATAATGGCATACATTCTCCACCACATTGAGGAACAGCACACTTAGGGTTATCACAGTTAGTACCACCTATAGTAAGAGGTGCAACTTGTATAGTTGTTTGTGTGGCAGCTTGTGAGTAGAATGAGTTAGCAGATTGATATGGTAACTGAGGAATCTCAGAACACATCCAAGCTTCTCTTACAGCATAAAAGTTATCTGGAAGTCTAGCTATAAAATCTTCAACGTGCAATATCTCAGCAGTGATTGAATAAGTTGTTCTTCCTAACTTCCTAAGACACTTATCTAAATAAGTAGGAAACAATAGGTCATCAACTGCACCTGTATCAAAGTAAGACTTTAATTCTTCTTTGACAGTAGCATAGATAGGCTCAGGTGATACGAAGTTATATTTATAGTAGTATGACATCTAATTTATTTTTTCCACTCTTTATAGAGGTGTTGATAATCATTATTTATTTTGAGGTAGTGTGATAGCAATCTTGAGGTTGTTCTTGAAGGTTTAAAGTACCAAAGTTCTAAATGTTTAACTCTAGCTGTTTCTTTAAACCACATCCATCCAAAGAAGTATCCTTCTGTATGATAGTTAAAGTTATAGATAACTTTTCCTTTCTCTTTAGTTTTCTGCCAATCAATAGGAAGGTTAACAAACTCTTTCCCATTATTGAACTTAACTTTTTTTCTTTTCTTTTTATTTATTGCAAACTCTCCAAATCCAAATGGTAACTTGGCTCTCTCTCCAGTTTCTAATACATAGTCTTTGAAGGATTCATTGAAAGCATAAACTATAATTCTCCAGTCATCAAAAGATAATTTAGTTGATGGATACTTCTTGCAGAAATTGGTATAGTTTTCTTTACTTGCACTTCTCCAATCAACGGAAACTCTAGACATTATTAGTTAGTTGGTTTTGTATTAGGGGCTTGTCCATCTACACCATCTTCTGTCATATCAGTTTTGATTCTAAAATATGTAGCTAATAGTTTTTGAGATACTAACTCAAGGACTTGTTTCTCTAGATATCCTGGAAGAGAAAATGGTTTATCTAAAGGATTCATGCACCAATCTTCATCAGTAGGTTGACAGTTACCACAACCAGCATCAGGATACATTATTTCATTAGGGACTTCTTCTTCAAAGCAAGCTGCTAATCTAATAGATTGTAATAGAGGATTACTTATGTAAAGATAATCATTTAAAATCCAATAGTAACTTTCTTTTTTAATAATAGGTAACTTAATTAAATTAGTATATCTATTGATAGTAATTTCTTTAAGTCTAGTTCCTGTACCTCCCATAGCATTTATAGAATACACACCCTGTATAAGATATTGATAGTTTCCTTCAGATATACGTGGGATTTTATATTTAGTTCTTGCAACAGTACATGGATCTTGATAATCACAACATTCAGATATTGGAACCTGCATCATCTCAAGACATGGAATAGTAGTAAATAATGTACTAGTAGCCCAAAGCTTTCTAAGATTAGTTTCTCTCTTAATTAGCATGATACTATTATTTCTAACCTCAGATGCAATTACTCGATCTGTGATTAGACTATCTGTAGATAGCATCTTGTGCATTGAACGCACATCTGAAACTAATTTTCTTAATGTTGCCATATTATTAAATGCGAGTTTCGAACTCAGCTACTTTTCCTTTATCCATATCATACACTAAAGCAAGAGCAGCTCTTACTGAATGTACAAAGTTATTATCTCTATGCCATCTATCAGTTCCTGATAAGCTAGGCATTTGTTGGATTCTAACACCTTTGACTTCTTTAGCCATGTAATGATGTTTATCTCCTGTATGTACTTCTCTATAAATTGCATTACCAAACTCTGAAGAGTGTGTTGGATGTGTTGCAAATAATAAAGGTAGGTCTTCTAGTTTACAGTTACCATGATGATAGCCTATAAATGTATTACCTAATGTAATTCCTTTTAATGTACTATCTTCTCTATCAAAGAATATTCTATCATTGTTTTTAAAATAAACATCTAGAGCATGTGCTAAATAGAATGATTTAGTTTTATCATGATTTCCTTGAACTAGTAACACTTCTACATCTAAGCAATATCTACTCAATAATGTAATAGCTTGTACTAATAGATCAAAACCTTCTTCATACTCTTGAGCATAATCTACAATAGTATCTTGTGGAGTTCCTGCTGTAGTTTGGTTTTGATAGTTATCTGTATGAAAGAAATCATTTGATATAGGGAATACAATTGTACTGATATTGTAATTAGCTAATATCTTTGACATAAGATTAGCAATCACTTCTATATATGTTTCTTTTCTAGTTTTAATATCATTGTTACCATTTACAACTTTTTTATTTAAGTGATAATCTGATAATGATATTTCAACATCCACTGTATCTTTTGATAAATCAAGATCAATAAGTGATGTAGATACGTGTGTAGGTTTATAATTGGTTAGGAATTTAGCAAAGTCTTCTGGTGTATAATCTGCAGCTTGTTTAAGCTTTGAGAAGATTGAAGATGTAAACTTACCACTTGGTAACATCTTAGACCAATAGTTAGTAATAACATATTTATCTAGATTAATCTTGTGTAGCTTTGCTAATTCAATATCATCTTTAGGTTCGTAATCAAGTACTATTGTACTTTCTAATGTTCCCTTTTCATTGTTTACTTTTCTGACAGCTTCACTGTATTTATGTACAGCTTCAACTAGTTCATTGTTTGGTTTTTCTTGTTCTCTTAACTCTTTAAGAAGTAAACTAATTTCATTCTCTGAGATTCCAAGCTTTTCAGCATAGAACTTCTTGCTTTTTTTCCATGCCAGTATTTCTGACAACTGGTCTAAAAGATCTTGATTTTCAGACATATGTACTCTATTTTAGTTATAGTTGATGTAAAGATACAAAATAATATTTAATACATGCAAATGTTTTTAACTATGTAGGTTATTACTAATAATTAAATTAGTTATAAAATAAAAAAACTCCTAGAACTAATGCCCTAGGAGAACCCTGTAAAACCAACAAAACAGAGTTTTTAAACAATTAGTACTAAACTAGTAGTTGTAGTAGTTGTGATTGGTGTTAATGTTGTGGTTGTACTTGTAGTTAATATTAATGTAGTAGTAGTGGTTGTAATTGGTGCTACAGTAGTTGTACTTGTAGTTAATGAACATCCACTTACTAGTTGACAGAAGTATGCTTTTAACAAACCATTGTTTTCAATTGTCTGTATAATCTGTGCTACGAATTGATCAGAACATATTTTCTCATCTATCTTTTGTAATGCATCAGTTAAGCAATCGTTAGTTTGTATACCTGTACATGAAAGATTTGGTCCATCATAATTAACACGAGAACTCTCTACAATCTCAAAAGGTATTGGTGCACAACCTGGAGGATAAACTATCTTTATCACAGATTCATAACATGGCATTCCTGGTAAACAACTCATAGTAAATTAGCTTGGTATGTACATAATATAGTAACATGATATTACAGGATGAACGTTATTGTGAGCTGCTCCACTACCTTGTGGATTAACTGTTACAGTAACATTACCTGTATTAAGATTTGTTGCATTTGATGTAGTTGAAGGTGATGCTCCTGATGTACCTCCTGTTGTTGTTCCTACAACTCCTGTTGCTGTTCCACCAGTAGCTGGATAGGTTTGTATTGCATGCGCATGTGTAGGATCAACTATACTAGCAACTGCAGTGTGAGTGTGTGATGCTAATTGATTTGCTGCTAATGATACAGCATTTACTCCATTGGTAGTTTTTAATGCATATGTAGGATTACCAAGTGTTGGATCTACTTGAGGATCAAATGGTCCTCCTCCAACTCCTTGAGTTGCACCAATTGGACTTCTTCCTCTTTTATCAGGAGTGTTATTAAGTCCGTTACATAAATAAACCTTTTCCCATACTCCAGAACCAATACCATTTAAATCAAATCCAGTTAAACTACCATAGTATTCTACTACAGTGTAAGGAACCATTTTATTATAGTAACTAGTTGATGAACTTTGGCTATCTAAATACTGTTGTATTAATATATCTAATTGGTCAAGTCTTACATAGGTAGCTGATATAGTAACAGCTAATGCACCTAGTGCAGCATCTGTAGCACAAAGCTTTGTAATGACAGCTTGTAGAACAGCATGTGTATCTGAAACTGATGTGACACCTGATAAACAACCAATTGTATAATCACCATTTAACACATCTAATGTACTATTTATAGCACCTATTTGTGTTTGTAGTGAACATGTTGATTTAATTAATGCTGTAAGTATTTCATTAAGTGATATAGCTCCACAAGTTGGAAGATTGTTATTAACAATATCACATATAATTTCAGGATCAATTATAGGTATAATACCTCTACCATCTATAGTAGCAGTTAGGAATTCAATAAGAGCTTGCTCTATATAAGATAGAGAATCTCCAGTTTTAATTCCAAGGATAGGAACATCTATTCCTGTATATCTAACGCACTTGTCTGAAACAATTTCAGTGCAACCGTTATAGCAATTTGAACAGCTCATTGTTTGTATTTTAAAAGTTTAACTCTACTAGCAATTTGCTCTACTGTGAAAGGTAATGCATAGTCTGGGTTACAAAACTTATAGGTTAATATTCGTTTATAGGTTATAAGATCTAACATCACTACTCCTGGAACAGGTTGGTTCAGTAGATATATAAGATTGTTATAGAGATTGGTGGCTAGTTCTGTTAGTCTACAATCTATGTCTGCTAGAAGCACTGGGATAGTGCTACATTCAATGCAATTAGTTAATCTTGGCTGCAACATACTTAGCTTCTTGAGCAGCCTTCTGAGAAGCTGCGTTACAAAATGAACATAAACCATTTGTTAGTTGGCATCCACATCCAACCTTTGCTCCACATTTAGAACACTGTGCCATATTAGTAGAAATTATTAATGTAGTTATTACCTGAACAGTTACAATTATTTTTAATAAAGTTATCTAACATTCTATTAGCTTGATTATACAATGTATTAGATTGTGCCACTGCACAGTTATTAGCTGCTGCAATAGATCCTTGTATAAAGAAATAGATACTATTTAAATCAACTTTTGATTGTGTCTTAATTGCAAGATCACATTCCATCATGTCAAGTCTCATAAATGCTCCATCAAACTTCTCTTGAAGAATCTCAGTACGCATGAATGTTCTTTCAACAAAGTTTTCATAAGCAGGCTCAACTGAATACCTAAATTTGTAAACACCATCAGGGATAGGTAACAAAGGCTCACTTATAGTTGTTAAACCAAGAGATGCAGAAGTAAATACATTGAAGTCATTAGGTACAAAGGGTAATATCACACTACCAAATCCACCAGGAATAGTAATTTCTATCGAAGGTGTTGCTGGATTATACGGAGGATCAGGATAAATTGATGCATCAGCAATACCCAATGTTAATGTGTTGTATGTAGGAACGACTAATATCTCTAGTTTTAAAGTTGCCATATGCTGATTAAAATAAAAATGCCAGAAGGATATGAGTTATCCTCTTCCTTCTGGCATAGGTTTGTTAATATGATTTCCTACTATTAAGGAATGTTTGTTGAAGTTGTGGTGGTGGTTGAAGGAGCTACAGTTGAAGTAGTAGTAGTTGTAATAATACAAGTGTTGTTACCAACTACGGTACCTAACGCAGCTTCTAATACAGTTTCAATTGCATCAGCAATAGTAGAATTACCAGGAGTAGCAGCATTTGGAGCAGCAATAATTACTGTAGAGTTTTCTTGAATATAATCACCCCATACATAAGCAGCTTTGTCATACTCATTGAACTTAATATAATAAGTATCATAAGTAGTTCCTGCAGATACATAAGTTTCAAAGTTCTCATTGTATCCAGCCATTCTGTACAAATGCTTTAAGTAACCAGCTTGGTAGCTATAGAAATTCTTTTCTAATTGTTGAATTTCAGTAGATTGTCCAGTTGGATAAGAAGAACGTTGTGAAATTACAGCTTCAGCAACAATGTTACAGTTATCAGCAACAATAAAATCAGCAGTGGTTGCAGGACCTGAATAAACAAAAGTACGGAAGTACATTCTATCATATTCAAATGGGAACGCAGCAACATCACATGTTTGACCATATGCAGTTAAAGGTTTTCCAGTAATAACTAAGATTGCATTTGCATCATTACCTACTCTTTCGAAAGTGTAGAAAGTATTGAAAGAAATGTTATCTGGGTTGTTACCAGGAGCTTGTTGTCTAAATTTAACAATAGCAGCATCGATGAATGCAGGTACATCTACAGTATCACATGGGTCACCACCACAGTCACAGCAAGGAGCTTGAACAGTAATAGAACGAGTGAAACCATTGAAGTATAAAGTGTCAATGTAAGAAGAATGAGCACGTAATGTAAAAGTTACGATATCACCACACTTAACAGTGAAGTTACCTACTTGAGTAATTTGGTTAGCAGCAGTTGAACATCCTTTAACTTTGTACCATTCAGTTACATTAGAACCAGCAGGTCTAATTGTTTCTGCGTTACCTGTAAGAGTTACACTTCCACCTGCAATTTTGTCAGATTTTTTAGTTGCTTGAAGATAGGTATTTTCTCTACCTTGTGCAACATAGAAGTAAGGATAATTGTTGATAGTAGCAGCACTTACAGCAAGATATGTACTGCTAAAAATACCTACTTGACCTTTGCTTAGATTTTGTGTTGAAATTGAACCAGCGCTAGGAAGAGAAGTCTGTCCTACTGGCACCACGAATAACGTGGTTAATGAAAAATCAGCCATTTTTATTTATTTAAATTGTTTAATTGATTACTCGTTTGTTTGTATACGATATTGAGCACTCTGCACTGCAGAAGCATTCTCAGTATACATTGCTAGATTTTGTACTGTAAGATCTAATAACTCATCTTCTAGATATGTTTCTAGCTCACAGTTTTGATCATATGATGGTTCTCCATCTAGCATTATATATCCTGTCTTATTAATGTATACAGGATATCTAAAATATGAAATACATATTTCTGTAGGTGTAAACGTACCATCAGTAAATACACTTATTTCATCAGAGGATATAAAATTAAAAGTTTCTTGATATTCAAACGATGGTTTATAATGTGTGTTGTTCAGAATAAACTGAAGATCACCATGTTTAGCCAAATCTCTGTTAATCCAGATCTTTCTATTTTTACATCTTCCTTTATCAGCTAATACATAACTATCTACATAGAACATGTATTTTGGCTCAAGTAGATGAATGTTTGCTTTCCACTGATTTAACTCAGCATTCATTAATGAGAGTTCCAAAGGTTGGTTATTATAATTAACAACCAAACTTTGTAAATCCTCATATCTCTTTTTGAAAGCGTCTTGTCCAAGACCACTTGTTGTGCTTATGCCATCAACTTTCTGTTTAATTAACTTGATCTGAGCTTCATTCAATGCAAGGATCTTATCCTCTAATTGAATTTGTTGATGCTCATTTGTTGATAGCTTATTTAGTTTTTGATCTATTTTATAAAGTAAACTATCTACAGGTATCATTATACAGAGGCTAATTTTTTAGTTTTTAACTTTTGTTCTAACGTGATTAACTCATCTTGGTTATCATCATCTGCTAGGAATTTGATTAATTCTTCATCATCCTTTGCAACTTCGAATTCACCTTCGTAAACTTTACCATTAGGCTTGATTCTATAAATAGAATGAAGTGTAGCTTGTTTAACAAGATCTTTAATATGGAGTAAGTTTTCTTTCATCTCAGCAAATCTATTGAATACTTCAACAGGATTTAAGCCTGAATATTTACCATTCTTAAATTCAGTTTGCTTTAACATGTTATCCACTAAGTTGTAAACTAAGTCTTCTCTAGAATCATCAGTTACTGGAAGTCCTAATAGACGAGCAACTTTCTTTTTCTTATCAGGAGTCATTGAATCAAACTTAACAATAGCTTTGTTGATTAATTGTTTCTTCTTAAAGATGACAGCATTTTCAATCTCATCATCTGCAACATAGAACTGAATGTCAGCAGGATATTCACCACGTTCCCAAGCTTGGTAGCTAGAAGCGATTGTTGGATGAACACGTAACCATGAGAACGCTAGTTCTTGAAAAGGAGTTGTTAAATCAAAGTAGTTATCATCATCTAATAACTTAACTGGCTGAACATGTTGTTGATCATCAGCAGAAGTAGATAAACCATAGTTCCAAAAAGGAGCTCTAGGTCCAAGGTCTACACCACCTAATAATTCTTCTAATTTAGTTCTTAGAGCTGTTACACGTTCAACTTCCATTTCCCTTTCAATAGGATCTGCAATTCTTTTAATGTAAGCAGCAGTAGGATCTAAACCTGTTCTGTATTGTCCGCTAATTTCCTTATAAGGATATTTAAAAACTCCTGTTCCAGGAATTCTAGTCATACCTTGTGAGGCTAATCCTCCTTGCATTGTTTGCAATTGAGTGTTGTTGTACTCTTTTTTAATAGTGGAGATTTTTCCTATCTTACCCATATGTAGTTAATTGTTATTTGGTTTTGTTTATTATTGTAGATAGTTACCATTGAAGGTAATGCGACCAGGGACACCCCAATCCATCTATCTATTTTTTATTCTTTTAGAGTGCATGGCTAAAGCTAATGTATAGCTGGGCACTTTGTTTAATAGAAACCCTCTCCCTAGGAGGGAGCTTGTGGGAGAGGGATTTCTGAGAAAAGACACACTCTGGGACGCTGTTCTAATGGGTAGCGTAGCGTGTACTATTATTGTTATTAGAATTGTGGAATTTCTTCAATAAGAACTGTTCTAGACAAATCCTCAATAAATACATCACAACGATCCTTCATCCAGATTTCGTATCCTGGGAATTTGTTAGCAGAACTCATACCTTGAGATTTTGCAAATCCTAAGTGATGACGAGTTCCATCAATATAACCCCAAGTCATAGAAGGTGCACCCTTCATACGTACTTCTCTAATGTTATTAACCATAGAACCATCAGACATTGGAGATACATCAAACACCATGAATACAGGAGTTGACTTCTTGTTTTGTCCAAATTCTAAGTTAGATTGTGGTAAGTCTAATTCTTTTAAGTGAATCAATTCAACACGACCAGTTTCACGAGTTACCATTGCATCGAATGCAAAGTTGTAAGTGATATGCTGACCTTCACCTTGCATATATCTGTTACCAGAATCTGCCATGAAAGTTAAACCTGAGTTTAATGCATCAGTTTTCAAAGCTTGTTGGAATACATCGAATCCAGCTTCGTTAGTGTACATCTTAACTCTTCTATCCTTAACATCAACCCTTCTGTAGAAAAGATCACCAAAAACTGAACGAATCAAGTTTGCAGAGAATTCTCCTCTATTGTATTGTACTAAGTTACCGTTGTTACGCATTCTGTGGTATACACCAGCTGAAGTACGTTTAACTTCTTGCTTAGAACCATTAGTCTTAACGGTACCTGGTTTAGCCCAGATCATACGCTTAACTTTTAATTCTAACATAGATTTACGCATCCAGAATTCAATAAACGGTTCCCATTTAACATCATTACGAGTTAAAGGTAATTGGTTACGTCTTTGTGGAGCATATACTAAAATGTCTAATGCTTTACCTGAAGCATCAACCATCATTTTATCATCAGCCCATTCAGTGATTTTGTGCTCATAACCATATGCAGAACCTAAAGATTCAAACATTGTGATTTGCTCACCTAATCTTGGAAGACCTAATAAGTCTTGATCAAATTCACCAATAGCAGCATCAACTAATTCTAATTCAATACCTGACTTCAAGAAAGTAGAACTTACGAAATCAACTGTTGGATTATCAGTAACTAATGTGAAACTGTATAAGTAACCCATGTTCCATGGTTGTGGATCTTTGATTACATAGAATCTTGGACCATATTGACGAGAACCTACAGAAACGATAGCATTCTTAGAAAACTCATTAGTATCTAAGATAAGAGAAAACTCTTGTCCATCAATACCTGGTTTAGTCAACGCTAATGTTGAATCAGGAACATCAATAATTTTAGGGAACTTGTAAGGAACTTGTACTTGCCATTTCCAAGCATCACTGTTATTATCGATGTAATAAGGTGTGCTCTTGTTGATCATGTCCAAGAAATCATTACTGTACAGTGAACTCTGCGTGTAAAGACTGATAATTTTCTTATCATAGTCAGCAGGCTCAGTGGAGTGAAAAGACTCCAAGTGGTTCGAATCTGTTAACTTACCAACTGCACGCTTATCCATAGAAGCTACCCTTGCGTAAGTAAAACCAGTTAAACCTGGGATTGTTTGAATTGCCATTTTTTTGTTATTTTAGATTATTATTTTAAATTACACAAACCAAGATGAAGGCTTATCTGAACTTCCTTTAACAGCACCTTTTTCAACTTGTCTTGCAACTTGACCAAATAATGCATTTGATTTTTTTGTTATGCCTGACTTTTGAATAGTAGAAAGTGTTGGATCTTTTTCCAGTATCTTTAGCAAGAGTGCAACCTTCACCTTTCTTTCATGGTTTTCAGGTCTCTTCATTTCTAAGATAGTTCTGTCAAAATCTGTGAGAGTCTCACCTGATGCTGTTTTATACTTATCTACCAAAAGGAAATCTTGTAGTTCACTTGCTAGTTTAGGATTTAATGGAATACCATCAAACTCTTTCATTTTCAATTTGTCATTAAGGACATTTTGAACATTACTAATATATTGATTCCTAACTGCTGCTTTTTGTTGCAACTCACGTTGGGAACTTTCTTCTAGTTGTTTAAGCTTTACGCCTTCTTTTTTTACTAAGACCTTATGATGCTTTGCAGCAACTGATTCAAGATCTCCATAGTTTTGTAGTCTTTCCACTTCAGTTTCAATGTCTTCTGGTTCGAATCCTTGATCTGTAAGGGCTTGTACAATTATTGCTTTCTGATTACCTTCGTTTGAAAGGTCCATATCAGAGAAGTTTGCTATGTTATTATATGCACTGAAGTATGACTTAGGGTCTACTCCATTTACAAATATGGCTTCAAATGCTTGTTGATAATCTTCTCCAAACTGTCCAATGAAATTATTTACAACTTCAATTGCACCTTTTTTCTTTTCTGCTTGGAATCTTTCTAGAAACTCTTCTGGACTATTAATGTCTACGCTATCTTCATCATCCTCTTTAGTGAATACACCAAGATTGAATAAGTCATTTGATAATGCAGTGAATTTACTAACCTCAGGAAAGTCTTCACCATCTTCATCATCAGATGTTGCTGCAGCTTCCTTTGCTTTTGGTTTTGTTATTGTAGGAACATCATCGTCTTCATCCTCATCAGGATCTTCACCAAGGAAGTCACTAATGCTTTGAGTAGGATCTTTCGGTTCCTCTGGTTCCTTACCATCTGCCATTGTATCTCCTATTGTTTTAATATTAGGAGCTTTTGTTTTAGTAGGTGCAGGATCGTTTACCTCTGTAATAATATCTTTAATATCATCAGGGTTGCTAGTAGATGTTTCAGGACTCATTAAATCATTTAAGAGTTCTGAGTTTCCCATACCCATTTCCATGGTGTTTTCAATACCAAAATTAAATGAAGGATTATCTAAGTTATCAGCCATATGTAGTTTATTATTTTATTGTTTGGTTTTATTACTGTAAAAGTATGTAAGATATATTATATTACAAAGACATATATGCTCATATGATAAATTTGTTCAAATAATATAGCATTAATATTTTGTTCTCTAATTAAATTTGTTATACTTTTTTGCTTGATCTGCCCTTTGCATTCTCTTTAGCTACAGCAAGATCATTTGCCATGTTCTCTCTTGCAACAGCAATCTTATCTTTTTCAACTGACATCTTATCATTAAATTGTTTATTCTTAGATTGTATATCTGCCATCTTTAATGAGTAGTCTTTAGTAGCTCTCTCTTGTTCATTTGCTAATTTACTCATCTCTAGAACATCAGGAATAGCGTTAGCATTAACATCTTCACTCTCAACATTGCCAAATCCTGTAGCAGAAATGATTGCAATCTTTTCTTTAGATAGTCTGTCAAGTTGTTTTTGATAATCATCATGAGCCAATTGTTGTTCTTGTTGTTGAGCAGCTTGTTGCATTTGTGCTTGAGCAATTTGACCTTGTTGTTCAATTTGTTGTTGTTGTTGCTGTGCAGCCTGTGCTTGTTGTGCATCCACCTTATCTCTAAGATCCTTAAATACTTTCTTAAGTTCTCTTGTAGACTTAGTGCTGTATAATTCAATAACATCATATAATGAACCACCATTCTGCATAAGAGGTTGTGCTAATTGACGAAGTTCATTAAACATTTGAGTATCTTCTGGTCTATTTGTAGCAAAGACTTTCAAGTCTCTAAGTTTAAGATCAGATCCATTCACCTGTACAAATGCAGATTCTCCTTCAGATGTAACATACGATAGCGTACTTTGTGGTTTAGCACTTTCTATATATAAAGCAGCATCAACAATAGCTTGATACAATTGACCAAGTATATACTCATGTGCAACAAATAAAGGCTCTGTTTGTGAATAACTTTGTTGTATAGCAGCATTTGTACCTGTAGCAGACTCAGAGGCTGATACTGATCCCATACGTTGCTTAGACATACCTATTAGTTCCCAACATTCATTCTTGATTTGTTGAGCTAGTGTATATCTAGATTGAATTTCTTGCGTACGTGTAAGATCTATTTCTCTATGTTGGTTAAATGAGCTTGGAGATTTTAAGTTCTCTGGAGAATCATCTATGAATACAACACCTCTATTACGAGCTTCCATTTCCCATATGTCAAGAGCATCTTGAGCATCTCCATCTTTAGGAGTTGGTATATGTCTAATGGATGTTAAATACACTTTACCCACTTCTTTTTCAAGGAGTTTGTACAGCTGATTCATACACACATTATATATCACCTGGAAAGGTTTCATTAGATCCACTAAAGACTTCGCCTCAGTGTTCTTTATCTCATGGGTAAGACCAATGATAGGACAATAATTTAATAGCGTGTATGGCTTTATATGATAGATATCTGGACCTATCTTAATTCCTTGGTACCATTGATTAATCCAACCCCAATCTAATGACTGTTGTGTAGGTATAGTTCCTGACTTATATGTTTCATCAACAAGTATTGACTGCTCATTATCCATTTCATCTAAGTATATAAGTTTACCTATCTTCTTCTTAGATATCCAATATGATCTTACAACAACATACTTATAACCAAATGAACTCACATTAGATGTTAATCCTAAGAAATCCTTAAGACCATCATTATTCTCTTTCATTTCACTCTCAACCATCATTCTAGTTTGTAGAACAAGTGGATCGAATGTATCATATTGTACAGAGTCTATACCATTAGCAGCATCTGGGTTACCAAGATTAGATTCTCTTACGTTAATAAGACCGTAATCTTGTAATGATGATCTAAGGTGATCTATTTCTTCTTTGGTAAGATCTGGAAATGATTCAATAATCTCAGATAGTTCTAATACATTAACAGTACCAGCAGCATATGCTCCTCGTGCTCTACCTGTAGGATCAGAGATCCATTTTCTATCTGGTGTAGTTAAGAACCATGTATTCTTTGGGTTAGCCACCTCTACATTAAATCCTGTCTTAGAGTTATCCTCATATACGTGATAGAACTCTCTAGCAGATATAAGCATATCTCTAAAGGCATCTTCACTCATTTCTTTTGTGTTGAATTCAGCTTTCTGACATGTAAGAACATGGTTAGCCCACTTCTCTGCAACAGATGTATATGAATCTAATTCATCCTTCACTTCATCCATTGTCATTTGTTGAAGTTCTTCTTCTTCCAACTCAGTACCTTCCAATGCAGCTTTCTCAAGAATCTTTTTCTTAGCTTCTTGCATAACATACTCTTGAAGAATTCCTGTCTTGAATTCTAGTTCTTCTGACTTACTGTCATCATCAAATGCCTTAATTCTATATGTATCAGGACGTTTTGATATCTCTCCAACCAACTCATTGATAGGAGTGGTAAGAATTGAATAATGTTTTACATAACCAGGAAGACCAATGTCTGCTGTTAACATATCTGTAAAGCTCTTTACTTCTGGTTCCTGATAAAAATCTTCCATACGTAAGATTCCCTTTACAAGATCATAGTTCTTTACAAATGTATCTCTATTCTTCATATACTCAGCATATGCTTTGTTAGAGAAGTAATCCATTGTATTCTTTATCCAGCTCTCATCTTGCTTCTCTGCTTCAGTTTTAAACTGGTCAGGAAATATATTCAGATAAGCATATCTGATTGTCGCATCTTTGGTATATCTAATTATCGCCATTACGTAAAAAGTTTATTTTTTCTTCTGTTATTAAACTGTCCTCTGGATTCAGTGAACAACATATTTTTGTGTTTAGGTTTGAACATTGCTGTAACCCTATCATCTTTATTACCTCCAATGAGTCCCATGATAGGATCCATCTTAAGTGCCTGTGCAATAGCTAGTTCTGCAGCAATGATTCTATCAAAGTTACCAATATCATTGTATTGTATAACTTCTTCAAGAAGAACTGGATCTAAGATTTTACTTACACCTAGCACTTCTCTTGTTGTATTACCATCATCATCTGTTTCTTTATATACAGTTTCTTCCATATACTTCTTGAAACAATTGTGTAGATAGTCTCTTATCTTATCTGAAGATCTATGTATTCCAAACTCACGTTTAACTGTTGTATTAGGAACAATCTCCATTAACCATTGTGGTTGCTTTTCTAAATAGTGAGCATCACCTTTGGCTTTCATGTATTCTATAAATGATATATCATCATTCTCACATAGTGTTCTAGCATTGAAATACTTAATAAGTAATCTAGCTTGTTCTTCCCATGTATCTTTCTTATCAGGTCTAGCACAATAACTAGCAACAAACATATCTTGATACTTCTCACCTGTAATAGCATGCATACGCTTGTATATGTATACAGATCCTAGAGAAGAACTGTATGCTGCCTTACCTTGCCTATAGGGATCGACTCCAGCAACATATAATCCATAAGGTGGATTTTCTATTGGGAATTCATATATAACTACAGGAGCGTCTTTAAGATCGCTATTCTTTAAAGGGAAGTTTGATATAGGTTGTTTATCTGTAAACTCATGTTTAACTATTCCTTCATCTATGAATAGTATAACTGGCATACCTGTTCTTTCTTGTTGTAATAATCTAGATTTCTGACGTTTAGCAGATTCAATATCAAAGATGTTTGTATCCTCGTTTAAGAAGATATCATCCACCTCTTGTGGGTAGTACATCTTCTCTTTTAAATAAGCAATCCTATCACCAGCTTTCTTAAGTCTATCTAGGTTACCATTAGTAATTTCATCAGCTTTTTCCTGATTAGAAACTAACATCTTCACCTCATGTAATGGACTACTCTTTGGTTGATCTAGAAAGGCACCAAGAGTTGATTCCTCTTTGGCTTCCATTCTATACTTGTGACCAATAAACAATCCATGTATGCGTGACTCATCCTTTTCGTTCTTGTATTCTAAGAAGTTAAAGTTCTGAACATCAAACATTAAACTCTTGGCATCCATGAATCTCTTCATATCACCACCAGTTCCTGTTAGTATTGGGCTACATCCCCAACCATATGGTGTTGTAAAACCTGGTGTAGCAGCTTGAAGACCACGTAAGAATGATCCCTTACCAATCTCATCTATAATAAGCTTTCTTGGTTTTGTTCCAGCAATAGCTTCTTCGTTATTACCTTCATCTAAATTTCGTATAAGAATCTGAGAGAATGGAATCCTCTCTCCTGCTTTAGTCTTAATACCAAGTGTTACTTGGTTCTTCCAGTTATCCTCAATCCTTTGCCATCTCCACGCTTCTGGTAAGAAGTTTAATCCCTTATCAATCTTATCTGTAATCAGTTTTATATCGGGGGCATTTAACCCAGCAATAATGTTCTGAGAGTTCTCATCAAATGTAGCTCCCCAAGATACATAAGAGCTCTCTATAACTGACTTAGCTAAACGTCTGATGCCTAGTATAACTAAGCCTTTCTTTTCGTTCTGTGCTCTATCTATTTCATTTGTTATAACCCATTCATTATCTCTAAGGAATGGATTAGCATATTTCTGGTTAATTCTTCCTCTCTCATCTATTGTATCCACCTCTGTATTCCAGAAGTTTAAATGCCAATATAAGAAAGGATTGATGTATACACCATTAACCATAGCACCGTTCTGACATAATTCTTTATGAAATTCAAAGAATTCTCCATACTCCTGACTACTAGAATCAGGAATACGTTTCTGGTTCAAGAACCAATCAGCATAATCTATAGTTTGTACACCTTCCATTATTTTCTATTCTTCATCCAAGCCTCAGCCATTGTGGACATTCCACCTGCACCTCTCACTTCCACCTTTGCTTCTTCCACCTTACGTAGTTTATCAACCACCTCAAGAAGAGCTAAATAATTCTTCATAGTTTCCTGAATGAATTTACCCTGTGCTTCAATAGATGCTATCACCATTGGCATAGTTCCACCTTTAGCTGTAGGTTTCCATTCAATTCTGTCCTTTAATTCATGCATTGGATTAGCATCTACATAGGCTCTCCATGTAACAAGTTGTTCCTCTGCCCAATCAAGTTCAGTGTTTATATATGTAGTTTTCTTTGGTGCTGCCATAATTAGTATTCTTCTTCCTCATCAAGGATGTTATCTAAATCCATTCCTTGTTGTATAATATCTTCTATATCTACATCAAGTGAATGTGGCATATCAAGATCTAATTCTATTTTGTATTTGTTAAGGGCATATAACAGTTCTTTGTCTGTCATCCCCCATACATCTCCATATCCTTCCAATGCTGTAGATAGGTGTCTTCCCATATTATATGTGGGGAAACTCTTATGTAGATCATTGAGTAGGGATATGATTTGGGTAAAATGTGGTTTTATTTTCCTACTCATATTAATTGATTTAAGTCTTCATCAGACAATTTTGTATTTGGTTTTATAATAATGTCTTCTTGTTCGTATTGCTCATAGTCAGGCTCTTCCTCTTGGTAATAACCTTCTCTAACTGTCACCTTCACAACGTCTTGACCTTCCTGATTAGACCCTGATAAATCAACATAATCCACTCCTGAATTATAAAGACCAACTAACACTTGTATCAATGTGTTTAACTCAATCTTCTTAAGCGTAAATTCTTTAGGTTTCCTTGGCATAGCTTTTAATTTCTTCTTCTTCTAACTGTGTAAACACTTGTGTCCATCTTCCTATTGGACAGTTGCAAGATAGGCATTTAGTTTTAGCTGACAAAGTGCAACCACAATCAGTGCAATGTGCATCTGGTCTACTGGTCTTGTGATACTTAGAATGAAATCCACATGCCTCACAAATCTTTATTCTATCAGCAGCAGTTTCTTTAATAAACTTCTTAAGGTGTTTCGCTGGGATTAGATGGTTCTTCCATCCCTCGTAAATCTGACTTAGTTTCATTAGTTATTTTTGGTTTTAATGTTTCGATTGAAAGAAGTGTATTCTGTAACTTAACCATTGCAGAAGCTTTCCTTTGTTCAGACAACTCTACACTATTAACCATGTTTTCGAATATACCTTTTTGTATATGTAGTTTAGCCATTTTACTTATGGCTTTTTTATCATTAAATATAAACTTACCAAACCCAGATATCTCCACACTCTTATTCTTAACTAGAGCTTCATGTGCAGAACTAAACTGATGCGTCACAACATTATCAATAACCTTCTCTGTCACCTTCATCTTGATGGACATCTTCCTTATAATATAATCCTTTACAGAGAGACTTAATGGTTTATCCATGTTCAAGTTTTATATTCAATGTTAAATTATGATTAAAGTCAACTATAATCCCTGGATTAACTTTCACCTTTGTCTTATCCTTAACAAGAACACCCATCTTCTTCAACTTGCTTATTATGTTGTTTATTGTAGGACTTGTTGTCTTGTGTTTCTCACAAAACTCTTCTCTTAAATGCTTATATGAAATGTTTCCTTTAATAGCTGTATATGCAATCAATTGTATTTCTCTTGTTGTAAGCTTCAAATTATTAATGGCAGAAAGTATAGAATAGTATTTCTCAGCTAATGAGAAGTTATCCACTTCTGTTCTTTTAATTTGTTGTACGATTATTTTAGTTGGTTTCATAATCTATATGTAATTGTAAACAAAGATACAAGCTTTATATAACAATCTCAAATACAAATGTATATGACATAGCTATATTATGCTGTATATTTTATATATTCTTCTTATAAAAGATGATAATTATGTTAATAAAGAACAATCCTACACACACCTTTTCAATTATTATTGAACTATCTTCATCATCTTCTTCTGAATAAAATGATATTCCTACATTGTAATAAGGAGTGGACAATGTGTTAAGTTCAATTATGAGTTGTAAATGTATTGACTTATATAAACCAATCAACAATGAACTAATTACTAAAAACACTATTACATAAACCATTTTCTACTAACCTATACCTATAACCTAAACACCCATTGGACTTCTTTCATTCCACGACCCCACCCACCCCCAAAGATAAAGCATTATTTACATAACTTCCAAATCTTTTTTTTATTCTATGTAAAATTCATGCAAAATCCAAGAACAACTAGCGTGAGAAAGCTTGTTATTTGTAATGAGGGCTGTAGATTCTGTGGGAAAAATTTTTTTTCAAATTTTAAAAATTGTCGTATGTGTAATGTTAGAGACTATTCCAAATTAAAACCCCCTACACAAATTGAGAGGTTGGGGATTCCCCCCAGCATCTTCCAGTAAGTGCACACTTGAAGAAGTGCACCTTTGTCCTTGAAGAAAAACAAGGATAGCTTCAACCTGCTACACGGTACAAAGAATGGTAATCAGTCATTCTTATTTTATTATTAAGTTCAACGCTTCAGGAGAGAAGCAAAAGAAGTGACATGGTGTCACAGTCTTTAATAATCAAACTTAATAATAATAACATGTAATACAACCTTTGGTTGTGTCTTAATGCTTTGACACGTAATACCACAAACAGCTTTAGCAGGCAGACCTGAACATGTCATTAAACTGTTCTTTATTCTTTAAACTTATTATTATGGACATTACAAGAGCACTACCATTATGGTCAGAAATGGGTAACACAACCAATGATTACAATGATGAGAATGATAACTACGTTATTGATTTCATTAATAAAGTTGGTGAAGTGGTTGGTTGGATTAGAGTTTATCCTGGACAAGGAATAAAATGGTCTTATCCTGAAGAACTAATGAAAGGGGCTCAATAGCCTCTTTCTCTAGTGTCTTGAATCCCATCCCAAAACCCTTTTGACTTATTGACATTTAATTATTTAATCTTTTAAACTTAATCACATGAACTCATTTCATTTCAATTTCAAAACTAACACAACTGTCAATCCTTTAGAACTTGTTAAAAGGTTCTTCATTAATCCTTACATGATTGACAGTTTTAAATTACTTAATCTTCACAACCTTTGTGATGATCACAATCCTGAATTAGCAATAGGTAATCAGAATGTTCCTATTGTTGTAATGGACATTAATGCTTTAAACTTAGAACAAGCATTTATTAAGTACAACAGTGAGGGAACAGGAGGAACAATCACTGCAAACAACAAAGTGATTTACTTCAAGTTCACAAGTGTTGCTGAGGTAATCAGGATTGACACTGTGTTGTTCAAATAAAATAATAGCAGGGGAATAGTTTCCTCTGCTTTATTTTTTTAAAAGAACCTTTCCATCCCAAGACCCTTTTCACAAATTGAGTATTAACTAAATAAATAATAAATAAATAAACTTAAAAACTATGTTACAATTTAAAAAAGCTACAGACAGAGCTAATTCATTAAAAACTATTGGTACCGTTGCTGAATTTGTTGGCAAAGATGGTAATTACGAACTTGCAAGCCAAAATAATTTCAAAGGAACTATTGTTAATGGTGTTAAAACTCTTAAAAAAGTTTCCATTAAACTTATTAACAAGGATGGAGAATTTGAGTGGGTTAATTGCTCAAGTCCAGTTGGTGCTTACTTGCGTGATGCTTCAACAACAGCAGAGCTTAAAGAGCGTCTTGCTGAACTTGGTTCTTTACCAATCTTAGAACTACCACAATTAGAGCGTGATGAAAACAGTCCTAATTTTGGTCAGCCTATTATGGTGGCAGACCAAGAAACAGGAGAACTAAAGCCTCTTGTTCTTTATTCAATTAGCTTCACAGGTGGTGCTGACATGAGTAGCACTCGTACTACTGTTACAGACGAGATGCTTAAGAAACAAATTGCAAGCAGAGCAATTAATTTCGAAGACCTTATTGCAATCTAATAAGCGTGTAATACAATAGTGGGCCCTTAACAGGGCTTGCTATTGTTATTATATATATAGGGTGGGAGTTTTATAAGGGTGGGTAATCAAAAAAACTTTATTCCTTATATATATACAAATAAAAAAGTTTTTACGAGGAGAGAATAAACTTTTTGTGCGTTTAAATACTCGTGAAGGCACTCTCATAGTATAATGGTCTTAAATCATCAATAGGTTAAAAGCACTAATCAATACATTTATATAGCATTAAACATAGAAAGCCATGTCAATACAAGAAACAATAGTGTTATTATTCTCTATTAGAGCATTAGATGTTCTTATAGATGAGAAGTATATAATACAAGAAGATTATGATAGAGGATATATAACATATGAAGAATATTATTCTTGTTCTTCTGTTATACAAGATAAGATAGATTGTATATCTCCTATAGATATTAGTTTTATTTAGGGACTTGTTCTCGCTCAATGTATCATTCTGGTTTCCCAAGGACCAGCAGTTGTAATAGGTTGTTTAAGTAAAAAACATAGAGCTACATCTGTATGTCCTATTACAACTGAATACAGAGGGAATTAAACATAGCATAAGTGTTGATGAAACAATGCAGGATAGTTACTTACTAACTACATATAGACTGGAAGGTCTTGAATTATTCTATGTATAACAGGTTGGCATAGCAACATGGTTAAAAAAACTCAATAACATTCCAAGATGTTGAGGACACCAGTTTCTTTAGATAATAAAAATAAGATTCCTAACACGAAGTGATAGTCTGTATGACTAGATGAGTAGTGGTTAAGCATATGCTTTATAATGTATACCTTATAGAATAAGTCAAAGTTTTAGGTGTAAAACACAATTAATTAAACAATTTAAATCAATCAAAATGAAAGTATTAATAAACAATTGCTATGGAGGATTTGGATTCTCTGAGAAGTTTGAAGAACAATACCAAGAGATAATAGAAAATTCTGTTGGTAGACATGATGTTGCTTTAGTAGCAGCAGTAGAATCATTTGGCTTAGATGAAGCTAGTGATAAATATGCTAAAATAGGAATAGCTAATGTTCCTGATGGATGTGAATATAACATACATGAATATGATGGATCAGAATACGTTGATGATACATGGATAAATATATCTATTGATGAATTACGTAATGGTCTATCTGAGGATAAAATAGTATTAGCAATGAAATGTTCTAGCATTAAACTAGATAAAAATCTTTAATCAATTAAACAATCAATCAAAAACAATTATGAAAGTATTAACTCTTATAGCTATATATATAGCTTCATTTATTAGCGTCTTTATGATGCTGTCATTCGTTGGTTTTATCTTTGGATATAACTATTTAAATGTCATCCATGCAGAAGGATGGCAATTTATATATTCTATTCTTATTGGTTGGTGGGTAGCAATATTCCCAACAAGAGAATATTATATTAAACATGAATCATATTTAGATAGAGTGACAAGATAACAATATTATTATGTATATACAACTTAGATTATTATTGATGTTTGCCATAATTATGGCAGCATCATTTATTCCAGAGTACAATCATGAATTGTTTGGTGATTGGAAATGTGAAGGTTCAGGTAAAGTTATTAAAGAAATCTCTTATGGTGGTGTAATTTATGAAAAATGTAATTATGCTGAATTTACCTATCACAATTCTATGTGGCATTGGGGATTCAGACATTACATATGGGTGATTATGGGTTTAACATTCACAATAATAAATGTACATTCAATATTTAATCAAAAAAAATAACAATATTTCTTCATGGGGAAGAGAGACCTAAGCATGTCTATAAACTGCTCTTACAACTTAATCATAGAAATCATGTCAGAAAACACAGAAAACAAAATAAGCCTATACATTATATTATTTGTAATAGGTATGGGATTATTATCAGCATTAAGCTCATGTAGTCCAAAGATGAACAACAGTAGATTTGCACAATGTTATACATTTAAAAGATGATGAGTTATGCCAACAATAGATGTTCCAGGAAAAGTATGTCCTCATTGCAATAATACTAAATGGTATTTTGATGCTAAGAGAAAAACATATGCATGTTTTATAAAGGTAGCTGAAAGAAAAATAAAATGGCAACAAGATAATCATGATAGATATATAAGATTAGCAAAGGAAAGAAGACATAAATTTAGAGAATTAAATCCTTTGCAACCAAGATCTAAAATGTCTGATGATGAAAGACGAGCTAAACAAAGAGAGCTTAAGAGAAGGAAATGGCAAGAAGATGCAAAATTTAGAGAAGATGTTCTAAAAAGAGTTAGAAAATATGAGTCATCATTAACTCCTGAACAACGTAAACTTCGTTACAGAAAATACTATAATAAAAATATAGACAAAATTAGAGAATCTAATAGATTAACTGCATCAAAAATGAAAGAAAATTTATGTGAAGGTTATTTAAAGCAATTAATTACCCAATATACAGATTTATCTTTTAAAGATATACCAGAAGATTTAGTAGAATTAAAACGTAAACAATTATTATTAAAAAGACAAATAAAACAATCATGAAAAAGACAAAAACAGTAACAATCAATGATGTACGTCAAGCTTGCCAATCAATTGGTGACAAAGTGAATGATACATTCAAAGCAACAGGTGATTTAAAAGCAGCTCAAAGTGCTATTAGTGCCTATTCAACAGCTATTAGTGCAGCTAAAGCACAATTAATTTACAAGAAACTCACTGGAACACCAGCAGAAATGGCGTTCTTTAAAGACTAGAAAGCAATGAAAACAATTGAATTAACTCCAAATGAATTCTATGACTTCAAGGAAGTTGCAAAGAAATTCAAAATCT